ATGTTTCAGCTTTGGCGGTAGATGAAAATTTATTCGTAGAAAGCGGTGTATTGAATGGTAACGATATAGACCTCACTATGAGTGATGCAACAATTATAACTGTAGAAGTTGGCTCTTTAGCTATTGACAACAACACTACTATAAGCTCAGGAGTAGTTAATGGTACGGATATCGTACTAAGCCTATCCGATGCTTCTATTATAACTATTGATGCGAGTACATTAGGTGGTACAGGCTCTAGTAATGAAGTAGTAAGTGGCTCAGTAGTAGGAACTAACTTAGTGCTAGTTATGAGTGATGCAACAGAAATAACTATTGATGCAGCTAATATGATTAACGGCTCTACAGGTTTGGCTACAGGAGCTGATTGGTACTACTCTTATGGAGACAGAGCTAACCAAGGCGTGAACAATACTATAAGTGATTTAAACACAGGTATAGCGTCTAGAGCGCCTTTTTACTTTGGTACAACTTTAGACAGAGGTACGGAGTTTAGATGGAACTTCAACAATAACAAAGCCTTTGTGTTAGGTATTTGGGACGGTGCAACACACAACCACTCAGGTACTTTTAACTCTAGACAACAGGCTAATTGGTCTACAGGTTTTTGGAGAGATACAAGTGATTTTAGAGATGGTAGTAATACAACTCTTACAAACACTACTAATGGTGCTAATAATAGATATACTCCTAGCTTTGGCGCTACTCTAGCACTTAGATTCTTAAACAATGGCCACGTAGTTCTTATGGACTTAAGCGGTACTTCTGAGGTAGAAATAGCTAAAACAAACAATGCTTTGGCTTCAAGTTCTTTTCAATTACAACTAGGGTGTGATGCAGCTTTTGTATTCCCTCAATTTATAGTATCTGACTCGACTGACCTTTGGGAGATTGTACACGATTATAACAATGTTGAAGATGGTATACTTAATGGTATACTAGACCACACAATTATAAAGAGTGATATATCTATTGAGATTGGTGAGAAAATAATGTTTATGCTAGACTTTGCAGGTAACGGAGATAACTTCGGTACAGGTTATTCTAACGCATCTACAGGAGTCGTAACGGCAGAAGACCAACTGATTAACCACTTCAAATATCAAACAAATGAAGCTTTGGTATTTACTGAAGGTGGTGCGAATGATTGGACTATGAGTACAGGGGCTAGTGGTTACTTCTTTGCAGCTAACCTAGACCAATACCGAAATGGTGGCGGCTCGGGAACTATACAGGGTATGTTTTCTTTAAGATTCAATACAGATGGTAAATTAACTATCTTTGATGAAGATGCAGGCCATAAAGTAGCAACGGCTAAAGTTAACCCTGTAGTGGGTAGCTCAGTACATTTGTATATGGGTGTAAGAGGTAATAGAGTGTACACTAAAATACCTGTTGTATCTAAGCAATTATTAAGCCAAAGCAATCAACCTGACGCTAATTATGTGCCTGTAGTAGCAGACCAAACAGCTACAGTAGAAGAGGGCGAAGTACTTAACTTTCAAGTTGTATCTAGCGACAATATCGTAAATCAATTTGTAGAAGTAGACGCACCTAGTTGGTTAACTATGAATCAAAATAGTGGTGTACTTAGTGGTACTGCGCCTTCATTCTTAGGAACGTCTGCAGATACTATTGTAGTGACTTGTAAGGCGGGTAATGCTATAGGTGGTAGTGTGGACTTCACTGTGACTATATCGATTACAGAGGACGCTAGTTACACCAATAGTAAGTCTTTATCTTTTAATGGTACTAGCGCATATCTACAAGGTAATCCTACTATAATGGATTCAATGGACAGAGTAACTAACGGAGACGGTAATTCTTGGAGTATGAGTATGTGGGTTAAGCCTAACAATAATACGGCTGCTCAAACTTTATTTGTGTATGGCTCGGGCTCAGCAGCTTCTGAAGGTGCTGTAGTTGTTAAGAAGATAAATGCTAATAACATAACCATAACTTATGGTACTTATTCAAGTGCTAATATTGGAGTATTTGGTAACGCATTTACTGCTAATACGTGGAGTCACGTAATGGTAACTTTTGACGGAGGTACAACGGGAGACGCAGGTACTAATTTATCCGATTATTATAGCAGATTTAAGGTCTATGTGAATGGAGCTCAAGCTTCAACTATTGGACTTAATGCTAACAATGGTTATACAGGTAGTATATCAGGAGAGAATACTTCCGATAATATCTTTAGATTTGGTAGAAATAACAATGTACATAATGAGTACTTTGATGGCTATATGAATCAAATTGCTATTTGGTCTAGTAACGAAAGTTCTAATGTGGCTACTATATACAATAGTGGAGCTACACAGGATTTAAGCTTATTAACTTCAGCTCCTGACCATTACTATGAGATTGAATCTAGTGCAACAACTATCGCAGATGTATCAGGTAGTGCCAACTTGACAGGGTACAACTTTGCAGCTAGTGACTTAGTGACAGATACACCATAACAACTATAAGCCCCTCTTTAATTAGGGGGGTTTTAATAGAGTTAAAATAATGTTTTTAAATAAAGAGTATGTACATAAGAGCAAAATATCCAAAGGTAGGTAATAAATTCGGAGGGCCACAAGCAAAGGCCCAAGGATTTGGTAGCCTATACGGGGGCAACCAAGTTAGTGACGTAGATAATAACGCTACAAGCAACACATCTAATAGACTATCTACTAGCGAAATGTTTGGGGGCAATATAGTATCTATATACACTAATACTAATAATGGTAATGAGCTTGTATTTACAAATGAATCTATTTTCTTAATAAACAACTCAACACTAGAAATAACAGAAATAAACACCGAGAGAGCGTTAACATTTATTAACGAATCAGATTGGCTAAAAGAAGACTAAAAATGGCGGTAACAAACACAGGAATAGTAGAGCGTAACATTACAGGAGTTAATGAGTCTGACCTTTGGTTAGATAGTGAAGCCACAAGCTCAGTAAGTAACACAGGTATTGTTGAAAGACCTATAACAGGAGTTAACGAGTCTGACCTTTGGCTAGATGCTGAATCTACAAGCGCAGTAACCAACACAGGTGTAGTAGAGAGAGGCGTTACAGGAGTTAACGAGTCTGACCCTATGTTCCCTAATAACACCATTTCTAATGTAGTTAACATAGCAGGTCTTTCTTATTGGTATGCGTCTCAATTAGGGGCAGGTACTAAAGACGGTACAAGCGAAGCTAATGCCTCAGATGTGTCAGGTATACCTTATGCTTCTATGGGTGTAAGAGACTCATTATACCTTATGGACACAATAACAGACTCGTTATCTATTGGAGCAAGTGATATTGACATTAGAGGCGATTTATCAGGTAGAGAGCTAGTGTTAGATGCTACAAGTCAAAGTATTGGCCTAACAGCAATTAGTAAGACAGGGGTTAAGATTTATGGAGGTACTTACACTAATGCAACTGTATCAAACTTGTCTTTTGAAGGAAGCTCAGAAGTTGAAACTTTTAACTTAGTAGCTACGGATTCAGGTAATCAAAACCTACAACACTTAGATGACACTGTTGCGGTACATAACAACCTAACAGCTACGGGCGGTATTGATGACGGTGTAAGCGGTCACGAAAGAGCAAATATCACGATAAGCGGAAACGACACTAACATATCAGGCAACAACCAAGGAGTTAATGTAGTAGAGCATTGCGTTTTGACTATTAATTGTAATATAGGAGCGAATACCCAAGACGATGTATCTATAGTGAATAACTTTGGTAGCGGGTTAGTTACCGCTACATTAAACAACTGTTCTGCAGGAACTGTTATTGGTCGCTCAGGCTCTAAGATTGTTTTAAACAACGCAAATATAACTACAGTACTAGAAAATGATGGCGGTGCTTTACCTACCGAAATAGAGGCTAATGACTCAGTTATTGAAGAGTATATCACTAATGCAAATTCAACAGGGAATTTTACTCAGTGCTTAATAAAGGAAAATATCGAAACCAAAGGTACTCAAAACTTCTATAAATCTAGGTTGCTTGGGAATACTAGGCTATTACCTGCGGCATCTTTAGAGCTTAAATGGTGCTTACTTTCAAATGAGAACTCTAATAGCCACACAATAGATACAAATAATACAGGTAGCCTTACAGCTAGTTATAATGTTGTAAGCAATATATTGAGTAATAAATTCGGTATATTGTCAGACACAGGGTCGGTAGTGGATTTAAACAACAATACTTTTTTAAGTGATGGTAATATAGGTAGAGGAATGTACTCTAATATAGCCTTAACCACTGCAAACAATATATTTTCAGACTTAAATACAGGTTGTTTCGCTAGAACCATTGTGCCAACTCTAGAAAACAATTGCTTCTTTAATAATAACACAGACGTAAATGGAACAGCAACAAACAATGATGTTCAGAGCACGTCTCCTTTATTAGTAGATGTAACAAACAATGACTTTAGCATAGGGGCAGGCTCTTCGTGTATTGGCACAGGTGAGACATTAACACAAGGTGAAGGTATTGATACCGCTAGTTGGGGTAATGGAGTAAATGAATCACCAACAGTTACAACTAAGACGCAGGGTGATTCTTGGGATATTGGGGCTTATATAAGCTAAGTTTTTATTAGACCACACGCAAAACAAAAGAGTGTTTATATTGTTTTTAAATAAAGTATAAACCTTAAAACCAAACCCTTATGCTAAACGCAAAAGACACACTAAAGAAGATTGCTGACGCTTTAAATATCGCAGCAGAGCCGACAACACAGCCTGAGCCTGTAGAGCCAACAAAAGAACTAATAGAAGAGCCAACAGCTGAGGTCGTAGAAGAGGTTAAAGAAGTAAAAGAAGAGCCAAAGGCAGAGCCACAAGAAGTGACCGAGGCAGAGCCAAAAGAAGAGGTGAAGGAAGAGCCTAAAGAAGAGCCTAAAAACGAAAGGGTGGAAGCTTTAGAGAAGCAACTAGAGGACCTAAAAGGAATCTTAGCAAACGCTATGAAACAAGAAGAGCCTGTAGAAGTAGAAGTACCAACAGAAGAGCCTAAGGGCCTAACTCATAGCCCTGAAAAGGAAGTCAAAAAGACAGCTAACGGAGTAGGTAAAAAAGGAGCTTCAATTCAAGAAAGAGTATTCAAATATATTAATAATAATTAACTTTAATTTCATTTAAAAATGGCAACAACAACATCAATTACAACTAGCTACGCAGGAGAAAAAGCCCAAGGTTTTATAGCTGCAGCTTTGCTTTCAGCACCAACCTTAGATAAAGGCGGTATCACTGTTAAGCCCAACATCAAGTATAAACAAGTAATGCAGAAATTGTCTGTAGGAGACATAGTAGCAGATGCTTCTTGTGATTTCGCAGCAACATCTTCTGTAACACTTACAGAGCGTTACTTACAAGTAAAAGACTTTCAAGTAAATCTTGAACTTTGTAAGGCAGATTTTGAATCGGATTGGCTTTCAATTGAGCAAGGTTTTTCTAGCTTTGACGAACTACCTAAAAGCTTCGCAGCTTACTTAATCGGTCACGTTGCAGGAAAAGTAGCAGCTAACGTAGAGAACAACATTTGGAACGGAACGGGTGCAGGTAAATTTGACGGACTAGTTAACTTAATGACGGCTGATGCTGACGTTAACGATGTAGCTTTCACAGGTGCAACTGACGCTTCTAACATCATCTCTAGATTAGGAGAAGTAGTAGACGCTATTCCTGAGACTATCTATGGTAGCGAAGGACTTTCAATTTACATATCTCAAGCAGATGCACGTTCTTACGTAAGAGCTCAAGCAGCTTTAGGTTACAAAGACCTTTACCACGTAGGACAGACTGCAATGGACTTCGAAGGAGTTAAATTGTTTGTAGCTAACGGACTTGCAAGTGGGTCAATGGTAGCAGGAATGAAAGACAATCTTTTCTTCGGCTGCGGTTTGCAAAATGACCAAAATCTTGTGAAATTAATTGATTTATCTGACATCGATGGGTCACAAAATGTAAGAGTTGTAATGCGTTATTCTGCAGCAGTGCAGTACGCTATCGGTTCTGAATTAGTACTTACTACTCAGTCTTAATAATAGACTAATTATCTAAAGGGCCTCTTTAATTAGGGGCTCTTAATTAACTCAATATCAATAATTTAACACATATACACAATGGCTTGTAATATAACAGCAGGACGTTTGGAAGGATGTAAGGACGCAGTAGGTGGTTTGAACGCTATTTATTTCGTAAACTTCGGTGCAATGGGTGACTTAACTGTAGCTGATGAAACAGTAACAGGAATCGCTGCCACTACACCTGACGCTTTCAAATACGACCTAAGAGGTACATCTACCTTCGACCAATCATTAACATCTAGTAGAGACAATGGAACTACTTTCGCAGAGCAGACGCTAACTATTTCTTTAAAGAAGCAGGATGCAACTACTCATAAAGAAGTAAAACTATTAGCTTACGGACGCCCACAAATCCTTATAGAGGACAACAACGGTACTGTATGGCTAATGGGTGAAGAGTTCGGCTCTGAAATGAACGCAACAACTAGCACAGGCGCAAGTTTAGGGGACAAATCAGGATATGAGCTTACTTTCGCAGCAATGGAGAAAGGTTTCGCTAAGCAATACACAGGAGTAATCGCAACAGATTTCGCAGTTACTTTAGGAGCATAATTCCTAGAAATGAATACTGAAAACGGAGCTGCCTTAGGGTGGCTCTTTTTTTTTGTATCATATCGGCTTGTATATTGTTTTTAAATAAAGGGTATCAATGAATTATATAGACATAACACAGCCTAATCAAACGCTAAGCCTAAACATAAACGCCACGGACTCTGAAATTTTAGCCTCCATAGCCGATGATTTGGAGTGGTTTGTTTTTAAAGACGGGAACGACACGGCTGTGGTTAGTTTTGACAATGCAGATTCAGACGCTTACTTAATAAGTAGGGGTTACTACATAGAAATGGGTTTACCTAATAGCTCTGTATCTGTTTTAGAAGATGAAACTCAATACAGCATAAAAGGTATTAACGGCAACAAAGTAGTCTACATAGGTAAGTTTCAAACAACATCAAAAGACATTTTAGACTACTCAATTAATGAGAATAAATACACTCAGAAAATAAACTCAACTAACTATACAATACTAGACTAATGAATTACACTATCACTAACTTATCGGCTTACGAAATGCCTCAAGCTATCGAGGAAAAGAACAAAGAGTATGTGGCCTATGGAGAAGACAATAATTACTTCGCTTTCTTAATACAGCAATACTTACAGAGCGCAACTAATAACGCAGCTATAAAGTCTATAAGTGACTTAATCTATGGCCAAGGTCTATGTATCGATGGACTAGAGAAGGATTCTAACGAGGTTAAGGAGATTAAAAAGCTAATAAACCACAGAGAGCTTAAGAAGATTATACTAGAACGTAAGATGCTAGGTATGGCTGCTATGCAAGTTATATATGCCAAGGCAGGTAACAACAGAAAAGTAGTAGGAATTAAGCATTTTCCTATACACACTTTGAGACCTGAGAGAATGAATACAGAAGGCGTTATAGAGAACTATTACTACCACCCTAATTGGATAGATAAAAGTCCTTCAGATACTCTTAAAAAGATACCTACATTTGGTAACTCTACAGAAGCTATTGAGTTGTTTATACTTAAGCCTTACATCTCAGGTTATTCATATTTCAGCCCTGTAGGATATAGTGGAGCTTTACCTTATTGTGAGCTAGAGAATGAAATCTCTGACTACTTACTTAATGAAGCTAAGAACTCTTTCAGTGGTACAAAGGTCATAAACTTTAACAACGGAGTACCTTCTAATACAGAGCGTGAAGCTATATCTAATGACGTTAAAAGAAAACTAACGGGTGCAAGAGGTCAAAAGGTAATTGTAGCATTTAACGAGAACGCAGACAGCAAGGCAACGGTAGAAGATATCTCTTTGAATGATGCACCTGCTCACTATGAGTATTTAGCTAATGAAGCTATGCACAAGATTCTAGTGGGCCACAGAGTAACTTCTCCTATGTTATTAGGAATCAAAGACGGAGGTAACGGTCTAGCATCTAACTCAGATGAGATTATGGTAGCATCTCAGCTATTTAACTCTACAGTTATAGCTAACTTTCAAGACGAGATTTTAGATGCCTTAGAAGAGGTCTTAGAGCTTAATGGTGAAGTACCTGAATTATATTTCATTACATCTCAGCCTGTAGAATTTACTACAGAAGACCAAGAAGAGGACGACGTAGTGAAAGAGGATAAAAAAGAAGTTGAAAAGGTAGATGACAAAGACGCTAAAGATAATAAGAAAGACCAAAATTTAAAGAGTGCTATTGACTTAGCAATGAGTGCATACTTAAAAACCCGTGATTAATGTGTAAAGTAGGAGACCAACAGGCAGAGATATTAATATACCTAAACAAGGTGGG